AAACCTTTGAGAGATACCGGTAAAGTTCCTCCAATGAGTAACTTATCTTCCCAAACGTATTTTTGAGTGGGGTACTCATATGTACAATGAAAAGCCTGTCCTGCAGTAGAGAGGGCTACCATACCAAAATGTTCAAGAGATATATCTAGTCCAACAATAAGGGCGTTATCTTCCATTTTGTTCCTCAAAATTTTTCTGAATCTTCAAAGCAATATCCAGAGCTATGGTCCATTCTTCTGATGTGAGCAATGGATCGGGAACACCAGCTTCCCAGAAACTAAGCGTTCGTTCCATACATGTCCCACATCTGAAACAGGGTCGAGCCTTGCCCTCATAACAAGACCAGGTGAGCTCAAAAGGAACATCCAGGTATAGTCCGGTACGCACAATATCTGCCTTTGTCAGATTACAGAATGGAGAAAAGAGAGCAACATTGTTGAAGGTCCCATAACCAGCAGCTTGTGTAAAAGCGTCTACAAACTCGGGACGACAGTCCGGATAGATGGCATGATCTCCCGCATGATTTCCAAGAACGACAGTGTTAGCATCTCTACTTTCGGCGAAGCCCACTGCCAAACTTAAGATGATTCCGTTCCGAAATGGTACAACCGTTTTCTTCATTGACTCTTCTGCATAATGTCCGTATGGAATGTCTCCACCGGATTCAAGAAGATCTGATCGAAGAAATGGTCGTTGATCTCCGATTGCAGAATCTTTGAATTCTGAGCAATATTGTGGAAGATCATATGTCGAAAACGAAACCCCTATTTTCTTGCACATGAGGTGAGCCATATCTCGCTCACGACGATTGTGCTTGCTACCATAAGATACACCAAAGGCTAGAACCTCATCGAAGTTCTTTCTAGCCCAATACAAGGCTGTGGTGCTATCCATACCACCCGATAAACATACGACAGCCCTACGACAGTTTGACTTCATTGAGTTTCCTCCCATTGTCTAGGTTTTCGATCTTCTGCTTTATATAAATCATTCCATGCATTGACCACTTCATTTTGAAGTACCTTTTCAAGCTGATGTTCTTCAATGTATGGAATCCAAACCTTTATAGTCTTCGTGACAGCAATCATCTCTTCCGGCTTCTTTTCATCCGGGATAGACAGTGTTACTGAAGTGGTCTTCTTCATACCTTCTTTTTTGGTTTTCGTTTGATATTCTGCCAAGAATCGAAGGTTTGAATGCAAATCATCCAGGCCGTAATCCCAGTCGATTTTAAACGATCCGTCTCGGAACGGTTTTCCGACCTTGTTCTTCTTTATCTGAAACTTAACCCAGATGCCAGTATCTTTTTCTGCTGTATTTTTTATTCTGGCCTCAGTTTTCAGATAGATTCTAACAGCTGCATAAAACTCTGGGGCACGTCCACCAGTAGTAACCTCACTTTCTCCAAAGATCTCTCCGACATTGTCTCGAGTCTGATCAATGAGGAACAACGTGGTATTCGTATGGGCTAACTGAGACTCAAATTTTCGAAGTCCCAAAGAAATGATTTTCGCTCGGTAACTACCATACCCTTGATCTATCATCGCCTTCTTGACTTCTATGGTTGCTGGAAGAGCAGTCAGACTATCAATTACGATAATCTTGGGCTTGTCTCCGAATTTCTCAAGAATTCCATGTAAATAACTATCGAAAAATTCTTCAAGTGTTTCTGGTTGAGTTGCTTCGGAATCCTTCTTCCATGAATACCCCCAATGAAAATTTTTGTGTGCAACATCCAAGCCATACAGATGAGCAAAAGTAGGTTCTAAAGAATATTCTGTATCACCATAGAATGCTAGCTTTCCTGCTCGCAGAGCTGAGCCGAGAATGACTGAAGCCATCACGGTCTTACCCGTACTGGCTCCACCAAAAGTCTGGATGATTCGTCCTACTGGAATTCCACCAGGCAGTGCTCCACGGATAGCTAGATCTAATTGAGTACATCCTGTGGAGCACCATTCAGTAACAATGGGAAGGTCATTCACTTTAATACCCCTAATTGTATTTCGAACTTCCTTAAAAATATCCATTATCCTTCACTAACTACTTCATCCTTATCTTGACTTCGATCTTCTGCTCGACGTTTTCGAATATCCGTTAATGCCGCTTCAAAGTTTTCATTTTTGTCATTGCTCGCCACTCGAGATGAGGGCGTTGCCAACTCCTGATTAGAAAAATACTGATGAACAAACAAATCTACCAGATCCCGTAACATAGATTTTCTCTGGGATGCTTCTTCTAGAAGCCCAGTTAAAGCTCCGAATGTTCGTTCAGCATCAAAGTAAACTTTCTGCAATTCTAGATACTTGGGTTGACATTTCACCTTTGCATTTGCATGATCAGCAGATGGTGGTTTATCAAAACCAAATAATGCAGGCTTTTCTTTAACATCACAAAGAAGTTCTGCTTCTGCATGTTCAAAATCAGCCTTTGCTTGATTTCGAAGATACTTAGCCGTTTGAACTTCTTCTGCAATTTCCCCATACAGAGTAGGCTGTATTTGACATTCCTGCTCCAGGTTATTTCGATCAATAGCTAATCGAGCTTTGAAATCTTGTAATTTTCCAAAAAGAATCTGGTCCATAGTTACTTTCCTTTCGTAGCAGCGGCCCGACGCTTCTGAAATTCTGCCAATTTGGCTGCCACCTGATTTGATGCCGATGTATTTTCTATCGGTGGAGTCTTCGTGGGTGGAGGCACTTCCACATTTGTCCCAGGAACTGAAGCAGATGAAACCTCAGACACACTTTCTGTCTGTGGAGGTTCGACAGCAGCTTGAGAAACGGGTGCTGGCGTTTCGACTGGAGCAGTATTTCGGGTTCGAGCAGGCATTGCTGTTTCAGTCTTCTTTGGTTCATTCGGTACTTCATTATTGGCTGCTGGAGCCTCTTCCTGCTTTACAGTACCCGATGTAGACAGGTGTCGCAACATCTCTGCTTCTTCTGTAAAATACAGGAGTTCTGTAAAAGTCGGAAGATCCTTGTACCACTGTTCTGGAATAGGTGCGGCCGGAAGCAGTTGAAAAGCAGAAAACTGAATACCAACCCGCTTGAATTTCAGATCCTGTCCAGTCTGTGCATCACTGATATCCACGGCCTTTGAAGTATCTCGTGGATTGGTAGACAAATCTCGAATATTATCATGAATCATAGATGAAGCAGAATACCAACAAGGTCCCTGAGTTTCGGTCTTCTCATCCTTCGTATTTACAACAAAATACAACCATCGCTCCTTGGCGAATAGGGCCTTGGCCACCTCAGACTTGTTATCGGCCTTATACAATTCAGTAGCGAAGTCGCAAATGGGACAAGGTTGGCCCATTGGCTTATTATTTGCATCATGGGTTCGATTGGGGCACAGAATATTGGCCTGCTCCGTACCAATCTTCTCATGATTAAAAATCTTTCGACAATACAGCTTCTCGCTATCTGGCGGAGGAAGAATCCGCAAAAAATTATCTCCAACAACAGTCTTATACATTCCCAATCCCAATCGTTCTACTACATCCAAATTGACGGGATAAAAATGCTGGGCCCTACCACCACCGGTGTTCTTGTATTCCTGTGCTACCTCTGCTGCGCGATTTCGTGCCATACTTTATTCTCCTTTATCAAATTCGATTTCAAAACAGGCTCGAGCGATAAGAGCACCCAAATGTGACTTACCACCATAATATACAGAAGATGAAAACAATTTTAAAAGCCGAGTCAAATCTAATGCTGTTTTTTCATCATTAGTTGATACCAGCTTCTTGTAAAGAAATCCCAGAATAGATCGTCGAATCTTTTCTGCATCATCTCCAATAGCATCGTAAGTTGTGATGATTCGTTTCCAATTAGATCGACGTTTACTCGGATCCATATACATCAGTTTGCACATTTCAATAACTTGAACATCCCGTTCCGTACCTGTTGCAAGAATCTTTAATGCTTCCTCAACAGAATCAATATCCTTTACTTGTTCTAGACTCACTAACGCTTTTCTTGGAGAACCCTCACAGCTTTCAATGATAGCCATAAGAAGATCATCCGCTACGGTAAGCTTCTCCTTTTCACAAGCGTCCATTAATAGATCAAAAACATCTGCCTGAGCTAACGGGTAAACTTCATATCGTGTGCAGCGATTCTGGATAGTTTTGATAACAGATTCTGGTTCTGTGGTGCATAAGAAGAAATAACAATAATTGGGCGTCTCTTCCAGAACTTTTAAGAGGCCTTCCTGCGCTGCTGATGTAAGCTGATGGGATTCATCAAAAATGTATGCTTTAGCTTCTCCACCCATAGGACGAAGATGCACTTTTCGAGATACCTCTCGAATTGTATCAATACCATTTGTATTGGCTGCATTAAATTCAAAGATATCCGCTTCTTGACATTCAAACTCATTACTTAGAATTCGAGCAATTGTAGTCTTGCCGCAACCACTGGGGCCTGTCAGAAGAAATACATGTGGTCGTTTATCGGCCGGTTGACGAACAACCTTATGAAGAAGTTTAACAGTTGGTTCGTTACCTTTAATTTCGTTTAATTTCGTTGGTCGAATTCGTTGGTATAATGACATTAGTCACCTCCAGATATGTTATACTCTACTCAAAAGAGAGAGGTTCCATTTCGGCCCAATTTGGACCAATCTCCCATTCAACCGGTGTTGGAACTGTTTGCCATGCAAATCGTTTAGATTCAAAAATTTCTGAAGCATACTGAATAATATCTGGAATCTCTTCTGCAACAGCCTGAAATGTACAGCTATCATGAATTTCTGTTATTATGTAAGATTTAAACCCTCTTCGAATAGTTTCTTCATCTACTCTTCGAAGACCATCAACAAACAAAATAAACCCGGTGCCCTGCGTAGGGTTGTTGTAAAGTTGGAAAAGAGATAGTGGTCCTCGTCGTTTGAACTTTGGTAAAGCTAAAAAGAAACCAAGACGGTTGTATTGGTCCACAACTTCGTTCTGCCACCGACGAACTTCTTTGTAAGTTTCCCAGAACTGCTTTTGAACCTTTTCAATGTGTTCTAAAGAAATCCCAGCATCTACAAAAGAATCATGGTTGGCAATAGAACGAGGAACAGAACCATAAAAACTTGCAAACACAAAACCATTTTTACAATCGTAACGAAGCTCACCCTGTTGTGTTTCTGACAAATCTTCCCAATGGTACTTGGATTCCGCATACAACAGTTTAGCCCAGTCCCTATGAAAGTTGACCTTATTAATCAACTGTTGTGTCAAAATTGGATCACCAGATTCTGTTGCGATGATTCGCACTTCCAAACTGCTTTTATCACATTCAAGAAGAATTCGACCTTCTTCAGCAACAATAGCCCTTCGAATCTTCTTCTGTTCCTTGTCATGTTTCGGAACATTTTGAATATTCGGATCCAGAGCCGATGACCGATATGTCTTCGCAATATTTTGTGTCAAATTGGGATGAACTTTTCCATTTGGATCCATATTCTTTTCAAAATTTTCAATCCGTTTGAGAATACCACCACTACCTTCAACCTTTCGGTACTGAATGATAGCATTGATAAATTTCGTGACTTCTGGACTGGCAGGATGTTTGAGAATCTCGGGAAACACATCGGCACTGGCTGCAGGTTTTCCACCACGAGTTTTTCCTCCAACCGGTTGCTTCATATAGGTGTAGAGGATCTTACCAATCTGGGAAGAAGATGTGATAGAAAAGGGCTTATCTTGTTCTTTCTCATACTGCTGAACAGATGGACAACTTTGAACGATTTCAATTTGCTCATTTTTGATCTTAGTAAATGTTTCTTTAAGATCATTGAGAACGGGTACATCCAATTGAATACCTCGATGTCGTAATCGAGATAACATGGGTGCAGCAGCCATATATGTTTTAGTGAATTCTGTTAGTTCTGGATCATCAGCAAGACGCCGCTGTTGATCTAGATAAGCCCACATTGTATATCGAGCGTCAAAGCAATTGTAATCACATAGATCTGATAAAGAAACAGCATTCAAATTCTCTTTGTGTCCAATATCATAGATATGACCGGCCAGTTGAAATGCTTGAAATTTCAGTCCTGTAGTCTCATCGCGACAGTTCAGAATATGAGCACCAATCATCGTATCATACACAAAGTTGTGCATCTCTTGTCCAAAGATTGCCATAGACCAACAGTTTTCCATGTTGATATTCTGAATAATCTTTGGTGTAGTGCTAGCCAAAAAATGCTTCATGGCTATACTAATTCGAGCAAGTCCATCATCATCAAACGTTCGATCCTTTTCAATATTGATAAGGTAATCAGCAGGGATACAATACGCGGTATCTACTGATGTCGCAAAGCTCATTGTTAGTATTCTTGGATCAGCAATATAGGGTGAAATACTATTAGTTTCAAAATCAAAAGCAACGGGATCTGGAATATCAGTAATGGCTTCAAGAAATTCTACTGCTTCATTTACATCAGAAATAAGAACATTGCCAGCTTTGGTGAGAGGTTGACCTAAGGGTCGATCCAGATACTTTAACATCTCTGCCAAATCATC